GGCCGAGACATTAATAGGACACAACATACTAGGTTTTGATATACCAGTAATAAAAAACTTATACGGTGTTGACCTATATCATAAGAAGATTATTGATACTCTTGTTGTATCAAGATTAATAAATCCAAACAAAGAGAAAGGACATAGCCTACAAAACTGGGGCTTCCTGTTAGGACAGAACAAAGGAACACCTCCTGAAGACTTTACTATTTACAGTAAAGATATGCTGGACTATTGTGTTCTTGATGTTAAGTTAAATAAAAAACTTTATCATCATTTACAACAACACGTAAAAGGATTTTCTCAAGAGTCTTTAAATTTAGAACACTCTGTTTTTAAAATTATATCCCAACAACGCAAAGACGGATTCAAGTTTGATATGGTGCAAGCTATGTCTTTACTAAGCAAGCTAGTCGCAAGACGGAAAGAGGTTGAGGATGAAGTACACGAAACGTTTAAACCTAAATGGGTTGATGTAAAAGAAGTTGCACCACGTTTAAAAAAAGACGGAACACTATCTAAGCAAGGACTGACTGAGCATGAGTACAATAATCTATTACAAAAGTTTCAAAATGTACCCATGCCAAAAGACTATAAGTTTGTAAGAAAACAATTAGTAGAATTTAATTTAGGTAGTAGGAAACAAATAGGAGAATACTTAATAGATTTTGGATGGAAGCCTGAAAGATTTACACCTACTGGACAGCCTATCGTAGATGAAGGCACGTTAAAAAAAATAGAACATATACACGAAGCTAATTTAATAGCTGAGTATTTACTTTTACAGAAACGAATTGCACAGATACAGTCCTGGATAGATGCCGTTGAAGAGGACGGCAGGGTTCACGGTTATGTAATTAGCAACGGTGCGATTACTGGAAGGATGACACATAACAATCCTAACATGGCTCAAGTTCCAAGCATACACAATGTATACGGAAAGGAATGCAGACAATGTTGGACGGTAGAAGAAGGCAATAGACTTGTAGGTATAGATGCAAGTCAGTTAGAGCTTAGATTATTAGCACACTATATGGCAGACAAGGAGTATATAAATGAAATATTACATGGAGACATTCACACGGCTAACCAAAATCTTGCAGGACTTGAATCACGAGACCAGGCAAAAACTTTCATCTATGCCCTCATTTACGGAGCTGGAGATGAAAAGATTGGGAAAATCATTGGAGGAAGTAGAAAAGAAGGTAAAAGAATGCGAGAGTCTTTTCTCAATAGTCTCCCATCATTTAACAATCTTAAGAACAGAGTTGAATCAGCGACAAGGAAAGGATTTTTAAAAGGTTTAGACGGTAGGAAGATAAGATTAAGACATAAACATGCTGCTTTAAATACGTTATTACAATGTGGAGGAGCAGTAGTAATGAAAAGAGCTTTAGTAAATTTAGTTAATTTATTAGATTTAAACACAATCAATTATAAAATTGTAGCCAACGTACACGATGAGTGGCAGATAGAAACCACAGAGAAAACAGCAGACTTTGTAGGTGAGATGGGGATAAAAGCAATAAGAGAAACTGCTGATTACTATGATATGAGGTGTCCTTTGGATGCTGAGTACAAAGTAGGAGGGAACTGGAGTGAAACCCACTAAGAAAGACCAAAAGAAATTTGACCTGGATTTACAGTATGGGGAGATACGAGAAGATAAAATCAGGGATATGTTAGAAAATAAAAAGATAGAAGTTAAATCTGAACGTGGAAGATGGATGGAAACAGGAAACATTTGTATTGAGTATGAGTCCTGGAGTAAACCATCTGGTATACGAGCAACGGAATCAGATTACTGGTTTCATAATTTATGTGTAGGAGATAAAGAATTTTGCACTATTGTTTTTGATACCAACATGTTAAAGTTAATAGTCAATCAATTAGATACGTTCAAGACGGTATCAGGAGGCGACCATAATGCTAGTAGGATGTATCTAGTCAACTTACAAAAGCTTTTTTCTAGCGATGTTATCAAAGCATTTAAAGAAGAGTTAGACAAGGAACAAAAAAATGACGACAAAAACTAAAGAGCCTATCGACAAATCTCAAAGTCAGGTGTATAATAATAAGTTCACATCGGAAGCTGGACATTGGTATGACAGAGAGGGGTCGCCAGCTTACACCATCATAGGTGCAAACGGTAAAGAAAGAAACACAACATTAAGAGATGCCAAGAAAGAAGGGCTAGTACCTTCTGTAACTACGGTTCTTAATATTGTAGCCAAGCCTTCATTAGAAAACTGGAAAATAAATAAAGCTCTTGAAGCCTCTATTGCATTACAACAAAACGAGGACGAGTCAAACGAAGACTTTATTTATAGATGTAAGACTGCTCAAAGAGACATAGGTCAAACGGCAGCAGCTCAAGGTACTAAGATACATGCTCTTATTGAAAGAGGATTTGAAGGTAAGTCAAATAATAAATCATACCGTGCCGTAAAGAAATTTTTAGACAAGCACTTTCCAAAAGAGGAATGGATTGCTGAGGATTCTTTTTGCTCAGAATTAGGATATGGTGGGAAGATAGACTTATATTCTAAGTCAGGAATCTTTGTGGATTTTAAAACCAAAGACGGCCTGGAAGGTAAAGACCCAACCAGATTAGTATACGATGAACACGGCATGCAATTATCAGCTTATGCACAAGGCTGTGGCTTTGACAGTCCTCAACGTGTATCTATATTTGTTGATAGAGAACAAACAGATTTAGCAGTAGGCCATATCTGGGACGAAGACTCACATATAAAACATGTGGAAATGTTTAATAGTTTATTAACCTATTGGAAGTTAGTTAAGAATTACGACTCATCAACTATATGAATGCAAAGCAAGCTAAAGCTATAAGAAAAAAAAGCTATCAAGTCTTATATGACTGGATAAGATTTGAGTGTTTATCTGAAGAAGAAAGAAACACTATGAATCCTGTTGTTGATAGTGAAGTAAAAAAAGATATGATGAAGATGATACCTAAACAGACTCATTACTTTCATCAACATACTTTACATTTATCAGCTTGGACTTTGAAGTGGGTACAGAAAAAGATAAAGGTCTTAATTAAGAAAGGACATAAGCTAGAAGACATAGACTATACTTTATTATTAGATAAAAAAGTAGAAGAACCATCAGGATTAGGAGTTAATACAGGAATACAATTCTAATGGAAAGCAAGTTTGATGAGCTACAAATACTAGAAGATGTAGAAGATTATATTGTTGATACATACCAACAACACTATGCAGGTAAGTATCAAGCTACAGATATGATTATTGATGCTGGTCACGGTGAAGGTTTTTGTGTGGGTAACATAATGAAATATGCTATGCGATGTGGTAAGAAAGATGAAAAAGAAAAAGAGCTATTAAAGATAATACATTATGCAATCATAGCCATACATATAGAGAGGAACAATGGAAGATAAAGTGGGGAAGAAACCTTATTTAGGTATAACAATAGATTATGATAAAGAAAAAGAGTTTGATAAATTTAGTTTAGATACTTTAAAAGATAGATATTTATGGGATAATGAAACACATGCACAAGAAGCATTCGCAAGAGCCTCCATCTTCGGAGCAACATACAAAGGTGAAGTGGATTTTGGACTGGCTCAAAGACTTTACAACTATAGTTCCTCTCGCTGGTTCATGTTCAGCACTCCTATTCTTAGCAACGGAGGAACGACACGTGGGCTTCCTATCAGTTGTTTTCTTAATTATGTACCTGACAGTAGGGATGGTCTTTCTGCTCATTATGATGAGAATATATGGCTCGCAAGTTCAGGTGGAGGGATTGGTGGATATTGGGGGGATGTTAGGAGTAACGGTATATCTACTACTCATGGCTCTCGTTCTACTGGAAGTATTCCCTTCATCCATGTAGTAGACTCACAAATGCTTGCCTTCAACCAAGGCACTACAAGACGTGGTAGTTATGCAGCTTACATGGATATATCTCATCCTGAGATAGAAGAGTTTATTAATATTAGAAAAGAGTCTGGTGGAGATATAAACAGAAAGTCTCTTAACTTACATAACGGAGTCAATCTAAATAATGATTATCTTAATGCAGTAAAAGAAGATACAGACTGGAGACTAATAGACCCTAAAACAAAAGAAGCAGTAAGAACTGTAAAAGCTAGAGACTTATGGTGGCAAATGTTAAATGCCAGGGCAGAAACAGGAGAGCCTTACATGATTAATATAGATACATGTAATGACAAACTACCTGAAGCACAAAAAGAATTAGGCCTAAGTATAAAACAAAGTAATTTGTGTTCTGAGATTACATTACCTACAGACGAAGAAAGAACAGCAGTATGTTGTTTATCTAGTGTAAACCTTGAACACTTTGATACCTGGTCTAAAGAACCATTGTTTATCCAAGACTTGATAACAATGTTAGATAATATTATTGAACATTACATTGAAAATGCTGTAGATACAAAACACTTAGGAGGTTACATTGCAAATTTTAAACGTTTTAAAAACTATATCAAACCTGGGAAAGAAGGCTTTGTTAAGTCTGCTTACTCTGCTTATAGAGAAAGGTCTTTGGGTTTGGGAGCAATGGGTTTCCATGCTTATCTCCAGTCTAAAAACATTTCGTTTGAAAGCATCTTTGCTACGAGCTTTAACCATAAGGCATTTAGCTTTATTAAAGATTCAGCCACTAAAGCTTCTGGAAGACTTTGCGAGTTACGTGGTGAGTGTCCTGACCTACATGGTGGGGAGCTTCGTAATGCTAACCTTCTTGCTGTTGCTCCTAATGCTAGCTCTGGCATTATTTGTAGTGGTACTAGCCCTAGCATTGAGCCTTACCGTGCTAATGCATATACCCACAAAACTTTATCAGGCTCTTACCAAGTCAAAAACAAATTCCTCTCAAAGCTCTTCGGAAGAAAAAAACTTAGAGGAAAAAAACTAGAAGAAACTTGGAAAAGTATTACAGCTAACGAAGGTAGTGTGCAACATTTAGATATACTAACTGAAGAAGAGAAAGAAGTATTTAAAACAGCTAATGAAATAAATCAGATATGGATTGTAGAGCATGCCTATCAAAGACAACAATATATATGTCAGGCACAATCAGTAAATTTATTTTTTACTTTACCCAAAACAACGGAGGCTCAGGAGATACATGATGACTACATGCAGTATGTAAATGATGTTCATTGGTACGGCATGAATAAATTAAAATCTTTATATTACTTTAGGTCAAATGCTGCAAGGAATGTAGAGAATGTAAACGTTAAAGTACCTAGAATAAAATTAGACGAAGTAGAATGTATAGCCTGTGAAGGATGAAAACACAATCAGCAAAAGCAAAAGGTCGTAGTCTACAAAAGTGGACTAGAGACCAACTAATAAAAGAGTTAAAAATACATGTGGAAGATATTGAAAGTAGGCCTATGGGTTCTTCTGGTGAAGACCTTATTATGGCAAGAGCTGCAAGGAAGAATTTTCCTTACTCAGTTGAATGTAAAAATCAGGAACGAGTCAATGTCTGGACATCCTACAAACAAGCATCGGAAAACTGTGGAAAGTATGAACCATTAGTTGTTATAAAAAAGAACAGGCATAAACCTTTAATAGTTATTGATGCAGAGTTTTTTATTAAACTACACAAGAGGAAGAAATGAAAACATTTATAGAAATAGGAACGTGTGATTTTGATACTTGTCAAAGATTAGCTGATAATGGATGGCAAGGAATTATGATAGAACCTAATCCACAAGCATTTAAAAATATGAATAAGGTTATGGAAGGGTATGATAATGTAATAACTCTACAATATGCTGTGTCTGATTATGAAGGCATGATAGAGTTAGGTGTATCTAAACAAGACTACCCTGATAAAATGGTCAGAGGTATGTCATCTATTGTAGCTGACAACCATAAGGGTGGTAAGGTATTTGAATATAACAATAAGTCTAAAACATATTTAGATAAAGTTATAAAAGTTCCTTGTACAAGATTAGATACTCTTATCTATGAGAATGGAATTACAAACATAGATTTTTTAAAGATAGATGTCGAGGGACATGAAATGAATATTATAGAAGATTACACTTGGGATGTTAAACCTACATTTATAAAGATGGAACACAAACATATTGATGACATCAAAGCTGTAGATATATTACAAGCCCAAGGTTATTTAACATGGACAGAAAGGGAGGATATATATGCAGTTCGTTAAGTATTTTCACAAACTAATGAAGTCTACTAGACTACATAAGATAATTAAAATAATGGGTCTAGGAGAACAAAGAAAACCAAAAACAATACGTCTTAAAAAAGATGGGACACCAGATAAAAGATATAAGGAGAACAAATGAAGTTACAACAACAAGTGGTACAAGCTTTGTTTTGTAAGTATGAGGCAAAAAAACAAGAAGCTAAAGTAGAGATAATGCTTTACTTTCAAAACTCAGTAGGAGTAGCAGACCATCCTAATTTAATTGAAACATTGGATGGGCTAATAAAAAAATATAATGAAGCAGACGAAAAAATAAGTGGGCTTAAAAAACTTATAGGGGAGGTAGAAGAAGATGGCACTATTGACTGATAGAGATTATTATAAACCGTTTGAATATCCGTGGATGTATGATTATTACAAACTACAGAATCAAATGCATTGGATGCCTGAGTCAGTTCCTTTACATAACGATGTAAAAGATTGGCAGGATGTTACAAAGAATGAGAAGTATTTACTTACTCAAATATTTAGATTGTTTACACAATCAGATGTAGATGTAGGTGCAGGGTATGTAGATAAGTATATGCCTATATTTAAAAAGCCTGAAGCAAGAATGATGATGTCTTCTTTTGCAAACATGGAATCTATACACCAGGATGCATACAGTCTTTTATTAGATACAGTAGGAATGCCTGAGATAGAATACAAAGCTTTTGCTGAGTATGAAGAGATGTCTGACAAGCATGATTATGTTGGTAACTTTAAACCATTGAAGTCTGATAAAAAAACAATAGCTAAAACCCTAGCAGTTTACTCGGCTTTTACAGAAGGTCTACAGTTATTTAGTAGCTTTGCAATCTTGTTAAACTTTCCTAGGTTTGGAAAGATGAAAGGCATGGGTCAGATAGTTACATATTCTATACGTGATGAGTCATTACATGTAGAAGCTATGACTAAATTATTCAGAGAGTTCATACAAGAAAACTTAAATATATGGACGGATGATTTTAAAAAAGAAATATATCAGATATGTAGAGAAATGGTAAAACTAGAAGACAAGTTTCTAGATTTAGTATTTGATATGGGAGATATACAAGGCTTAACTAAATACGATATGTATAAATATAACAGATACATAGCTGACAGAAGATTATTACAACTTGGTTTAAAACCAAACTATAAACAAAATGAGAATCCTTTACCTTGGTTAGATGAAGTTATGGGTGTAGAACACCAGAACTTCTTTGAAGGTAGAGCTACTACGTATATGAAAGCAGGACTGAGAGGTAGTCATAAAAATATTACCTTTGCAGACTTGTCAGAATAATGAGAAGTTTTCTAGGACTTAAATCTAGAGTAGGCATTACCTGTGGTGCATTTGATTTATTACATGCAGGTCATGTCACTATGTTAGAGGAGGCCAAGACGGTATGTGACTATCTAATAGTAGCATTACAGACTGACCCCTCAACAGATAGACCAGAAAAAAACAAACCTTTACAAAGTATTGTAGAAAGGCAGATACAATTAAAAGGTATCAGATGGGTGGACGATATTGTGGTTTATCATAGAGAGCATGAGTTGGAAGATATTTTATATACTTTCCCTATTGATGTAAGAATCATAGGAGAAGAATATAGAAATGCAATATTCACAGGTAAAGGCCTATGTAAAGAAAGAGGAATAGAAATATATTATAACAAGAGGGGACATAGATTTAGCACTACAGAATTAAGGAATAGAAATGAAGAGGAAAAAACAAAAGAGTGATGGTAACTTAATAAGTTTTTCGGTGCTACTAACACCAGAGGGGAAGATAGTCTCAGAAATATCTGAGTTTCCAGTTGATAAAGTTGATGTAGTATTTTCAGAAATGGATAGACAAATCATCAGAGTTTTACTTCAAAGAGCAAAAGCGAAGCTTGAACCATTACATGTGTACTTGCAACGTGAAATTCAGGCTTTGTGAGAAAATCGACCTCACAGAATGCTCTGTATTGAACGGAAAGCATGTCGGTAATGCTTTAGGTATCAAAAGTCATAAAATTCGTTAGAGAGCCTCTCCGTAAGCGAGAGAGCATTTACACTATATTGTGTAGATTTTTACCTCTTTTTCCTTACCTTTTACAAAAATAGGGTCTAATTCTGTATATTGACCCTGATAATTCTTAATTGTCTCCTCACCTATGACTAAATTTTTACCAACAGACTTACATGAAGACTCCAAACGAGCAGCTAAATTTACAGCATCACCTAAACAACTATATTCAAACCTGGAAGCTGACCCCATATTTCCTACACAGACTATGCCTGTATTTATTCCTATACCAATTTCAACTTCTAACTCTGCTTCTTGCATGTCGTGTTGTATTTGAAGAGCTGTTTCAATAGCAAGCTGTTCTTGATTGTCTACATCTAGTGGAGCATTCCATACAGCCATCATTGCATCCCCTATATACTTATCTACCATCCCTCCATTTTTTTGGACGGCATCAGCCTGAACAGTCAAAGCTTTATTCATAATCTTTATAACTTCTTCAGGCTCTAACTTTTCTGATAAGCTTGTAAAGCCTCTGACATCTGTAAACATAATCGTACATCTTTTTCTTTCACCACCTAATTTTAAAAGACCTGGATTTTTTTGTAGTCTAGCTACCTGTCTTGGGTCAAGATAGTGTTCAAACTGTTTCTTTATTTGTTGTCGTAATCTATATTGTTGCCTAAATCTTAAATAAAATTGTTGTAGAGATAAAAGTGTCATACTTGTCATACTCCATGTAACATCTATAAGATAACCAATAGATACAAAGTAATATCCAAGATAACCTACTGAAGCAAACAAACCTCCAGCTAATACAACGGATAGGGTCATACCAAAAAAACGGATTACAAGAGCTATGAGAAGACCAGAGACACATAATAGTAGTAGCTCTACAAATAATCTGTAGTCTGGTATCTGTGGTGTATCTAATAATATTGATTCGGCAAGAGCTGCCTGTATTTTGTGAGGCTCAAGTAATCCAATAGGAGTTGCTAATTGACTGGTTATACCTTTGGCTGTAAAACCTACAAAGACAAACTTACCTGCTACATCTAAATTATCTAATGTAGTTTGTGGTGTGTCTACCCAACTAATCCACTTACGTCCATAACTGTCAGTTGGTATAGGTTCGAGTCCTCTTACTCTTATCATCTCTATACCATTTTCATTGGTAATAATCTGATAGGTATTACCACCACCTAATACTTTTAACACCTCAGTACCAAAAGATGCAACCCATCCATTAGGTGTTTGTTGTATTAAAGGTATTTGTCTGACAAGATTATCTACATCTACAGGAGCAGAGACAGCTCCCTGGCTAGAATTATTTTTAAGTATGTCTATGTTTTGTAAAAATCCTTGGGCTTTTGGTAGATTTACCTCTGGCCCTCGGATGACTGTACCATGTGTTTTAGGATATATGCCATTAGGTACTTCAGGCATTGCAAGTATACTAGGAGAAAACGACAAGACTTCAGCAAACTTTTCGTCTCCTCCTAGTCTATCAGGATGGGGAAATAACATAGTCCATCCTACACCTATTGCTCCTTCTTGTAAGAGCTTTATATGTATGTCTGCTAGTGTTTGCCTAGGTAATGGATAACCACCTTGACTATCAATAAACTCTTCAGTTATATTAAGTATTGTAAAATACCCTGTAGGTTCAGGTGTATCTACTAGCCTGTCAAATGTTTTAAGTCTTAATGTTTCTAACGGAGCTACATTAAACAACAAAGGCAAAGCCAATAATCCTAATAATAAACTAGCCCATCTCATTAGTTACTCTGTGTAATTTTTATAACAGAATCGCCACCACCATTTACTATTAGCTGTGTACTCTTACCATCTTGTATTAGTATAACGGTGTAAGCTCCTGCTTTATCTAAATCTATTCTTACTGTTTGTTCTACACTTCTAAAGAAAGATATTTGTTGGTCTGTAATAAAAGTATTTATTTGTGTATTAGGGTCAAACCCAACCTGTGTACCTTTTAAATTTATATCTGTTCTTAATATACTTTCTGTTTCATCTAGCTCGTTTACTTCTTCTATTATGTCTAGTAAGTCTTCTAAGAAATTTACATCTAAATAGTTTATATCTAGCTCTGTAAACTCTAAACTATCATCTTTAAGTAAATCTACATCCAGGTCGTCAAACTCCAAATAATCAACATCAAGTATGTTATTACCACTATTTGACATATTCTCTTCACTAGCATTGAACTCCTCCTCTGGTGGACTTACTATTAACATGTTATCTATTAGCTCTGTAGTTATGTCCAACACTACAGGCTTTGCAGGCTCACTCTCAAATGTAGATACTGATGTAGCTTGATAGGGTTGATTTAGAACAACCTCACCCATAGCTGTAGCTACCACTATCTCTCCACTAGGTAAACCATTTTCGTCAGGTAATAAAATAATAAGAGACCTACCAAGCTCATCTATAGTAATCGTAAAGTCTGTCCCACGAATACCAATGGTTGCACTTGGGGTCTCTATAAAAATATTTTCTTTGTTTATTGTCGCAAGTTTGCCTGTAATAAATCTTGCAGTACCACTTGCAAACTGTAAAGCCATCTTAGATTTAGATGGGTCAGGGTCGTAGATAAACTCATCTATGATAAGTTCAGAATGTTCTGTTAATCTAACCTGACTATCGTCTAGGAATGTAATACCTATACGACCTTCTGAAGTTTGAACGTTGTCAAAACTTTCTATATTAAAAGACAAGGCAGCATCATAAGGTTTATCCCTTACAATCCTGCCTGCTCCGTTAAGTTCTGTTATGTTACCAATGCTAGCATCCAACGGCTGTGCCATTATCGTCTTGGATAATACACACGCTACCATTAGAACCATTAGATATAATCTTGAGCCAATCATTATTTAATGTGCTTAATTGTTGGATGTCAAAGGTTCGTGAATCACCTGTTTGGTCTAGGTAAAAATACCCACCAGCATAGCCACTCCCTGTAAAAGTAACTTCATTACTATCTCCATCAACGTCTACATAGTTTGTAGCTCCATCATAATTAATCTCGAAGTCAAATACATTTCCATCCCCATTTACAATCCAGTCAATATCGGTATTACTAGCCATAGCTGTTGTAGCTAAGTCTAATGTAAAATCATTACTACTTCCTGAAACGTCAATGTTTACATCTGAGCCATCTGCACCATAAGTGTTGCTTGGGTCTACTTGAATTGTGAAATCATTATTGCTTCCATCAAAATTAAAATAGCCTGTAAAGCTGTCAGCCCAAATATCTCCTAGAAAAGTATTAGAACCACCTATTTGATTTATGTCTAATGTAAGATTATCTCCATCTAAATCTAACGGTGTTAAATTTCCTGCTGATGACTCTAACCCTCCGATAATGTTTCCATCATCTCCTAGCTGCTCTAAATCAATATTGGCACTAGCTCCTGATTGGTCAATATATATCTCATTATCATCGGCTATTACACTCAATGATAACATAACGAATATACTAATTAGATTCTTCATATTCCCAATAGCCTCTTTCTATTCCTATTTTTATTATATTTAGTACCCCTGTCTCTACTGCCTTTGTTAAAGCAATAGCGATAGATTCGTTCTCAGCCACCCCTCCTTCTATTTCTACTAGCTCTGTGCCAGCTTCAATAAAACGAAACACGTCCTGAGAAACACTTGTAGATAAAATGCTTTTAGAAACGGATGTTTCCATCAACACCTCACCTGTAGATACAGAAACCAATCGTAGTGAAATGATTACAGTATCTTCTCGATATTGTTTACTATTACCTATACCTAGGTATCTAGCTCCCAATCCTCCAGATTTTAGGTTAGCCTCATACGAGATTACCCCTCCCTGGAACATAAGCCCTGCAAAAAGCAAAGGCTGTAATTTTGCATCTTGTTCAAACTCTTTGCGAGTTGACCTAATTAATTGTCTTTCTTTTGTGAGGTCATCAAGCCCCACACGTTCTACTACTTTGAAGAACTTGCCATCTGCTGTATGCTTCAAAGCTCTTATCAGTATTGCTTCTGGAGCTTGTGTTATGGCTGTACTAAATAAGGCAAAAGAACTATTACTTCTTCTTTGGCCTGTTAAATCTTTAAAACTGTTAGGATATACTGCGACAACTGGTTGCTGTTTAGCACCAGGCATCTCGAATAGCTCATCTGATTGTATTTCTAATATAGTTGAGGGTTGTATTTTTTTTGTTAAAACTAAATCGTTATTCTCACTTATTACTGCACAACCACTAAAAGCTAAAATCGCCAATAGGCAACTGAATAACCGTTTGTGTTCCATCGCTTGCTGTTATAGTTAATGTTATTATTCCATCTTCTATACTATATTCTATAGTATTACCTTCTAAAGTTAGTATTCCACTTGTACTAGGATTTTCTCCAAATAAATTTTCTACCAACTGTCTAGATAGTTGTGCATATATTCTAGATTCTAAGTTTCTAATAAATCTAGCAAGTGTAGTATTTTCTTTATCTCTTTCTATTTGTTCTTGCAAGGCTTTGAGTTCTTCTTTTATACTCATCTTTCTAGTGAACTCTTGGTTTTCTATGGTAAGGTAATGTGCAGATGTACCTATGCCACTAAATGATGGATTTTTAAATTTATGCACCATTTCATCAGCATGTATATTGCTAACACCTAATACTGAGATTACAAATACTGCAATCAAAGTCCCTAATTCAATCTTTTCTTTGGTCTTTTTTCCCATCTGCCCTCGCTAGTCTGTCGACATCTATAGATACTCCCATTGCTGTTCGTACCATAGAGTCTATTCTTATCATATCGTTGTCCATTTGTCTTATTCTATCTATCAATGCAACTATCATACCGTGTTGCACATCTAATTTTTTGTGTACATCTGCTATTAAATGTTGAAATAACTTCCATACCATATAGCCACATGCAACTGCAAAAGCTGCTGGTATTCCTACCGTCTCTAGTAGGTTCATCCATTGATTAGTATTCATTATCTACCCTTTACCAAACTACCACCAAAGTACATACCTATGATAGCTGATACTAGGTTAGTATCTAGTTGTGTAATTACCAAGCCCTGAAAAGTTATCCATTCAAATACTTCTCTACCTTCTTTAATAAACCAAAAACCTGGATTCCAGTTTGTATAACCAACGGTTACTGATACATCTGGATAATATACAGCAACTAACTTTGGTAAAAGTACAATAGCAAATACTGAAGTTAAAGCTATTATTCTTCTTGTCCAGGCAAAGCCTTTATCTTTTAATCCATGGTCAAGTGATTGCTTTCTAGCCTTCATATCAAACTCGCCACGTGTAATGAGTAGCTTTTGCTGTTCTGCTTTAGCTTTTCTACTTTCAGCCCATACACTCATCAGTCCACCTAAGACTGTAGATGCAAGCATAGTAATTATTTCAAACGGAAATCCCAATCTAATCTCCTAATACTTTATATATAGTTCTTGCTGCATCTCTTCTTCTATCTATATGTGGGGTGCTAGGTTGTAAGTAATTTTCAGAAAATGAGATAGCTGCTTTTGCTACATCATCACCCTGTAAATCTCTTTGTAACTGAGCTATTTTATTTTTATCTACTGTATGTTTTCCTGGTGCTAATTGATTAATACTTTCATGCACAAACATAGTTTGATTTATAGGAGTATCTTCAAACTTGTTTGATTTTAAATAGCTATCTTCATTTTCCATATAAAATGCCTTTTGAAAATCAAACTGATAAAGACCGTAACCATTACCGTTATCTTGTCTTTGTTGATGGTCATAAGTACCACCTGTTTCTACATGAATATTACCTAGGATAGCTGCTCTAGCAACTCTACTATATCCTAATCTTTTTAAATCATTATCTATATTATCTAATCTTATTCTTGTTTCTTTATCAATAGTTCTATCATTTATTACAAGACTTCCTGTGTTATATTGCATACGTCCCATTTCTTTAAATGATTCTTTGACTACTCCACCTCCTTTATAACCTACTCTTGGTGGCAATACTTCTTCAATACCTAGTTGTAATTGGTATCTAGCCTCTTCATCTAAAAATCTACCACCCTCAATAATTGGTTCAAAAGGGTCAAATCCTGTATATCGTTTTAATGGATGTCTAATACCTATCAAAGGAGTTTTTCTTGCTATCGTTTCAAACAAGCCTCTGTTGTAAAGTGTAGAGCCTGTAATGTCACCCATAATAGGGCCACCTAAACTTGATATAGCTACTAAAGGATTTGGATTTGCTCTATAAGCATCTGCAAATCTTAAACCATATTCTATTGGGCCTAGTAAACCTACTCTTTGAAAAGCTCTAAGATTTTCTTCTGCACTTCTAGCTACAAAAGCATCAAAAACTTTACCTGGTACATTAGTTCCTGGCTTTCTTGCAAACTGGTCATACCTGGCTTGTTGTTCTGGACTACTTCTCCAGTAATTAGTACCTCTTGCAATAGCTGTTGCACCTGCTACAAAACCAGCAAATCTTGGGGCTGACATTGCAGGGCTATTTAAAGTATCTCTAGCAAAGTTTTTCAATACAGTATTACTAAATGCTGTAGGGTATCTTAAAAACTGTGTAAATATATCCCATTTAGGATTAGTCATATACCTAGGAACTTTAGAAAATTCTCTAGATGTAGGTAGAATTATACTTCTTGCAAATCTACCACCAGCCATAGACATATTTTTTGTCCAAAAGTCAGTATTTCTTTTTGCCCCAGACTCCAACCAGTCCAATCCTTCTTTGACACTTATACCCATGTCTTGTATTTGTTCTTTTAGATAGTTTGTTCTTTTATAAAGATTACCTCTACCAGCCCAAACTCCATCCATACTATCTAGTTGTTTAAGTATGTCTTTATCTTTACCTGTTGTTGAGTTTACAAAAGTATCAACATCATCAAATATTTTTACTCCAGCTTTTTGCAGTTTACTTAATTGAACTAATGACTCTTCAACTATATCTCTACCTGTGTTAAAAGCTGCAAGCTCAATAGTTTTTGTCCAAGGTAATAGTAAGTTAGCTTTGTAAAATACTCTAGCTCCTCTTTGTAAAGCTGCATTTTGTAATCCATCACCAGCTAATCTATTTGTTAAATCTGCTTGCACATCATCTACAGCTAAGTAAACTCTGTTAGCTTCTCTGTTAGCTACAATTTCTGATAGGCCTCTCCTTTCTTTTAACAAACTTTTTAAATCCGATGTTAAAAAGTCAATACCATTTTCTAGTTGGTACTGAAAGTTTTTTACAGACTGCTTATTTGATACTCTAGAAGCT